TCATAGGAGGATGTATCAATTTTTAGATTTACTACACCTTCACTTTCATCATTTTCTGACAATATAATATTAGTATAAAGTCCATCTGATAAAATATCTCTACCTTGAATTGTTTCTCCTTCAACAACAAATCTTTTATTTTTTAATTCTAACAAATTATTAATTGCTTGGAATCCACTAATGCCTGTATAATTAGGACCTATAAAATACATTTCTGTATCTGTATCATAGTTAGTATTATATTCCACATTGTTATTCTCAAGTATATGATTAACTATCTCATCTACTTCTTCCACTACCTCAAGCGAAGACGCTAAATTACATCTCTTAATACCAAAATTTAAACTTGATTTAAAAGCAGTAATATTAAATATTTCACCAAATGAAACAATGCCTTTCATATTATACATTTCAGGCATTTTAATAATCGGGTTATCGTCAATTATATCAAAATTAATGTTAATTTTATTATCATTAATACCATCAGTAATTAACATATTCTTATTAGTATTAGATTGTAGGGTATTATTTGCACCATCAGAAGTAATCATAGCACCCCTGTTTCTTCTTAAAACATATTGTCTATTATTTACATCTCCTGTCCCATCTACATCTAAGAAAGCATACATAGATAATACTGCTTCGTTTGTAATAGAGTTTTCCTCACTACCTGTTCCGTTAATAGGTGAAATGTTATGTCTTGAAACGGATGTATGACACTCAAATTTATTAGGAATTTTAGTGTATTTCTTGTCTAAGTGTAAAATTTCTATTTCGTTTGGACTATAAGAATAGGTGCAATCTTTAGCAATTCTCATTACTCTATAATAATTGTCTAATTGGGGAGTTCCTGAAATTTCTACATTATCAATTTCTAAATAGTGCGTAATTGTAGCACCTTCGGTATTAATTGTGTGATTAACAACATAATGAATTTTATTTGGGTAAGAATCATTAGCAACTCTATCAGAAGGTTCAGAAACTAAATAGTGTCCTGTTAAATCATTAACATAGTTAATCCAAATATTATTTTTATTAAATGTGCCTTTTGATGTAGGGATTGCAGCATTTTTACCATTATTATCATATGTGGTTAAATTAGGAGTAGTAATTTCAATAATTGCTCTACTATTAATTTGTGTATTACCTTTTACTGATGTTGAGGAAGGAATTCCGTTAGTCTGTGTAAGTCCATTTAAACCAAATGCTGTAACATTTGAAGCATTTGTATTTAATACCATTTTAAAGTAAAATTCTGCACCAATCATGTTATCTACATTTGTCGCATAATCATACCTTGAACCATTAAATAAAGCAAATTCTGTATTAGGTAATCCTGAACCTGAATGTTCGCTTTGCTTACTAACCCATCCTTCACCCGACACAACGGAAGTAAAATCAAAAGCATATTTAATAGAAAAGTATCTCGCAAATCCATCTCCTTGAAGGTATGAAATATGTAGATTTGGTATAGTAGCACCTGAATATCTTGACACATCTATTTGAAAATTATTTCTATTATTACTATATTCAATTTTACTATGTGCTTCTAAGTGAAGTGCTTTGATAACGCCTATTGTATCTGTGTATAAATGACTCGCCCCTACCCCTATTGGATTAGTATAAAGTGATGGTGTAAAACCTACTACTGTATCTTCATCCCATTGGGAAAGTTCGTTCATAACTCTTGATAATTCAAAATTATTATCATAAGATTTCGTAGAATATCTTCCAATAGATGATGATACTTTGTCATAAAAATCCCACGGGCTACTTCTAACTCCTTCAGAATGAGAATAAATTGGTAAAATTAAATCATATCCATCAGTTTTACTTCCCGTAGTTTTGGCGACGGGTGAAGAATCATTTTCTTGGCTTCCTAAATATGCATTATCACCATTAGCAGCACCCGTATCATCTGCGGCTGAACCAATTATAAATCCAAGATTAAATATTCTCTTGTCTGTAATAGAGGCACCTGTTGAAGTAGCCAAAGAATTTTCATACGAACCTTTATTTCCCCTTAATGTAGGAGTCTCACCATACTTAACATTCGTAGAATTTAAATCGGAGACTAAGAGACTCACATCTATTTCTACATTATTATATTTCAATTCACCTGTATATTCTCTATTTTTAGTAGTTAAAGAACCAATAGCCCTATTCCAAATAATTGGGGTTTCCGCATTTAAATAAAGTCTATGTTCTGTTATCAGATTATCACTTGGAATACTAATATCAACATCATCACTACCTCCAATATCTGAGCCTGTAATTGTAATATCGTCACTCGTTGTATAATCATAACCTCTATGTTTTACATTAACTCCTGTTATTTCTGCACTTGCATATTCGTAAGGAACAACAGAAGTTACCGTTCCACTACCATCTACTACTACTGTTAATTTTAAATCAGTTCCGCTTGCGCTCGTTACAGAAATATTATTGTAAGTTCCAGCAGTTCTTCCAAGTTCAGTAGCCCCTGAATTAATAGCAGAAACAAGTTCACCTTCAACTATACCACTTGTAGTAAGAAAGCAATCATCCTCACTATCATCAAAAGGATTTCTACCGTATGTTGAACCTAATTTTTCAATATCATACTCGCCAAATATATTAGAAACTCCTGTGTCAAAATTTATAAAGTCTGTATAAAGAACATAACTTCCAACCGCACCTGCATCAATTCCTTTATCCATTTTATAATATGCAAAACCTTCAGAACCAACAGGACCTTCACCTGCTCTTGCTACTAAATGTGCGCTAATATATTCAATACCAAAATCTGATACTGCTGGTTCTGTATTCCAATCACTTAATGATGGTCCTGTTTCAAGACTATCATCATGTTCATATAAACTTCCAGTAGTGAGAACAATCCCATATTGTGTTACAGGTGCTTCAACCTTAATTGGTAAATTTTCATAATCTACTTCATTGAAATGCCAATCATAAGTAACTTCTACTAAACGAACTAAACCAAATCTCCTTAATTCGCTTGTATTAATATTAGCCGATTCAATAGGTATTGTTTCAAACGATGTATCATTAATTAAATTAGAAGGAATTGAACCTAAATAATTTTCATGTTCAATAGCATTAGAAGATTCTGAACCAATTTTTTTAATAATCAAGGAATATTTTTCTAAATTTCTATCTCTGTAACCAATGCTATTATTTCTTTTATAACTATCAGGGTAAATATCTCCCGTGGAAAATAAATAAAAATTTTCTACATTTCTATCAAAAGACTCGTAGGATTGTCTGGCTCTAAATGGAAAATTTAAACCATAATCGTTTCCGCTAATACCATTTCTTCTTGATGGTTGAGGGTAATAACTTTTTAGTGCACTTTTTCTATTTTCAAATGTTTCTGTTCTTGTTGAGTAATATCTAACATAAGGAGATGAAGCAGTAACTACCAAATCATGTGATAATTTATCTGTGTCCCAAAACCTTGACCCTGTAACAGGATAAAAACCTGTCCTACTTTCAATTGAACCTAATTTTGTATAATGAGTAGTAAATTGATTTTCTGTTCCAAAATCAATCCCTACGCCATCGTAATTAATTCTTTGTGAAATAGCATAGCCGTAAATAGGTGTATTATTCCCATACATTAAATTTCTTGCCCAACTGTTATCTCCTATATTAGAAAGTATTACATCCTTCTTTTTAAGATTCCAAACTTTATCCATGTATTCTGCATCCCAAAATAATTTTCCGCGTTGAAGACCTGTGTATCTCCAAATAAACGAGCCAAAATTATCTTCCAATCTATAATCAATTGCATCTACCCCTGAAGTATAATTTTTATATCCTGGATTGCTAAATGTTATACTTGCGCCAACTGAATTAGTTTCGCTATTTAGTAAATGTAAAAATCCGCCTGATGCTAACCCTTGAGTATTAACAAAATATATACCGTTCCCATTAGTAATTCTTGTATCGCTTGTATTTGATGAAGTCTTTGCTAAAACTACGGGAAAAATAGGTGCAAGTCCAAACAACGATTGACTGTTTTCTAAGGTTTGATTACTTGCAATAGCAAATTCTGTTAGACTACTAATCGTATGGTTTTGAGTGGTAGTAGTTTCCTCTTTATCTGAACTAATACTAAAACGATAATCTGCAAAATTAGTATTATCCTTTTTACCTTCTATTTTTGATATTGGATAACCAATAGAATATTTACTTTCATTAGCAGATGATTCAACTAAATTACTAACTGTTGTATTAAATAAGTCAATTTTTTCTCCTGAAGTATAAACAATTCCTTTATTAGAACAACCTGTAAGACTTGTTGGGAAAATACTATCATTGGTATTTACGGATAAGGCCTTACCCAAAGAAATACTTTTTCTTGCGTATTTAAGATTAGAAGCACCATAGGTTTCGTTATAACTTGAGTAGATGGTAGGTTCAGTTAGAGTAATTTCTCTTGCATGAGAACCAGCAGTAAAGGCTACACGGTTAATACCATTCCAATATGTGCCCAACGAAAACCCGCCACTTCCGTCAATTACACCACCTGAAATAGCACTTACTATACCTAACAATTTAGTTTGTGATAAAATTGTGCAATATAAAACATCACCCACTTCAAAATCAAGAGCCTGCATACTTGTATTATTTGATGAAAGAACAATGGTTGAAGTTCCAATATCAAAATCTTGAATATACACAGTTCCTGTCTGTGCAATCATGTCTGCTTCGGGAGAAAGTGTTGTATAAATATAATCACTTGTGTGGGTGTAGTTTCTATTTACTACTGTATCAATCAGCCTGTTAGTGTAATCTCTACCTGTAATGTCATAACTAACTATACCACCCTGAATGTTGCTCTTAATTGACTCAATGTATCCGTCAAAAACATTATCTAAGTGTAAAATATCTCCGTTAATAAAACTGTATAAAGAAGGATTATTAGCAACATTATCAGTATCAACAGTAGCCCCATTAATTCTGGTTTTAATTTGGTAAGAATCGTAGTTAGTAAATGATGGTTTAACATATTTCATATTTTTATCGCCATAATTCAATTCAAAAGTAAAACCTGTTAATTCTTTATCTCTAATTAAAATTTCAGTATTAGAAATAAAATTATCTGAATTAGTAATTATATTACCATTTCTAATTACATTAGTCCCATCGTATTCTGTATCAATATCAAAACTACCCACAATTACTTCTTTCTTTGACATAAATGGATATACAAATGCGGTTTCATTATTGATAGGAGGAATGTCCCAATTAGAAGCCACACTTGTCCAAGTATTATCGGTTAGAACATTTCTATAATGTGAAATTGTAAAAATCTGCTCATAGCCATCATTACCGATAACGGGGTCTGAAAGAAAATCTCCAGCAAATACATAATTTCCTACTCTTAATTTGTTAGTATTTTCCGTAGCAATAAGAGAACTTCCCCATATGTCTCTAAAATCTTGTTCAATAGTTAATTTAGAAAAGGTCAAAGACCAACCCGTTGTGCTTGAATTAACAATACCAGATAAAGGAATATTCATCGCACCACTATAATCTTCAGACTTTATTTCTTTTCTCACCAAAACATTATCAAAATTTTTCAATTTTAAATTTAAAATTTTATTAGCGTCTGGGAACTTCATTTCCATAAAGTTACCAATAGATGCTACTGAATCAAACAAATCAATGTATTGAATATGAGGTAAATGATAATTTTTTAAATCCGAATCTTCATAAGTAACAAGTCTTTTAATGTCTGAATCATAAGTTCCAGAACTTGCGCCATTGGAGGTATGTTTATCTCGCATGGTATTAATAAAACAAGAACCCCATGTTCCTAATTCAATAGCGGTAGTTAAGTTATAAGCGTTAGTAGACCAATTAGAAGTAGGTGTTCTATTTGAAATAGCATTAGAATATGATGAATCTGCAAGAACTGAAATTGTTCTATCTGCACTTGCTAAATTATCTACTAATTCACCGTATTGAGAATAGCCTGTCTTGTCTATAATATATGCACCAAAGTCTGAAGTTGTTAAAAAGTGAACAGTAGTCCCATGTGCCGATAACGCAGGTGTTGAACCAACATCGGATTGAGAAGCACCATTCTTAAAACCAAAATCTAATTTTAAAGTAGAACTAATTTCATAAGCAGTATTTTTAATTACTCTATATTTAGTATTAGGTAAAAGAGTATCTTTAGAACATCTATCTTCATAGAAATAAAAGGTAGGTCTACTAACTTCAACATAGGTATCGTGCCTACCATCAGAATCATCAGCATCTCCTAATAATCCATATCCTACGGCTACAATGTGTGTATCTGCTGAAGAAGGTCCTTTGTAAATACTAATCTTCGTATCTTTGGGAATATCGCCGTCAAAGGCTGGAGAAAAGTCAAAACCATCACCGAATGTTTCATAGGTATGCAATTCTGTAATTTTTGCAAGGTGATGTTTCTTAGCATCATCTGCGTGGATAAGAACAAAATAATCATAGTCCGTATCAAAAGACCCAGAAGAAATCATACTTGATAGTGCACCTTGTCCTTCTAAACTAATTCTATTACTACGGGTAGAAGCAGAAACAGTAAGGTAACTTTCAATATCAGTATCATAAGGATAAAGTCTGTTTAAAATTGAATCAACATTTGCACCAGATTGTATATTAGAAATTTCAAAAACAGAATTTGCATTTACAGTAGTAGTAGGTTTATTATGGATTTCATAACAGTTAATACTTTTTACTCCTGCGGTATAAAGTTCTGTATTACCAATAGTAATAATTCTGGGATTTAAACTAACATTAGTAAAGGCACTTTTAATAGTAGTAACATCCGAATAACGATGGCTTGAATCATCATAAGGTGCAGAAATATAAGGCCAAGAAATAGGGCTAAGTAAAGGAACTCCTTTATTTAAAGGAACTATTTGTGAAATATATACGGTTGTTGCTGCTCTAGACATTTAACTTCCTCCCTTCATTAAAATCATAGTATAATTTAATTGACTCTTTTGGTGCAATTGGATTAAATAAAGATGTAAATGTGTTAGTGTATTCGTCTGTAAATACAATATAATTCATTTCCCCCATGAATTGTGTCTTTCTGTCGTTGGGGTAACTTAACGAGGCATTCTTTCCAATATAAATATCACTCTCGTTTAAAGTAAATTGATTATCAGTAGCATCGTGAACATCAGATGCAATTTCAACACCATTATAAAAAATGCTCATTCTTCGGGTAGCCTGTTCATATGCTACTGCTACATGAGCCGATGTGTGAATATACATGGGTTCACGCTGAACAGGGACATAAAACTTAGAACCGTCTGTAAATGTAGGAATAGTAGCACCCGTAGGTAGGGGATTCATAGCAATTGTATTTCCGCTAATTGCAAATACTGTGCCTAATGAAACACCTTTATCATTAAATAACTCAGAACCAACGGGGATTGAATTTGCTAATGTAGGTTGGTCGCCCGTGGGCGGATAGATAGTTAATGCTACTGTATTAACCGACTCATCATAACCTGTTGTTGGTGTAGAGCCAGGAGTATATTTTAATGTATATCCAGTAGAATATCCATTACCATTATGATAATATTTCTCCTGACCAGCCTCTCTACCGATTACTTTAAATCCATTATACAAAAACTGTTCGTGATAATCATTCCACAAAGTAACTAAAGTTCCATCGGGAGAAGTTTGTGTAGGAACACTTGACATATCGTGATAGTGATATTTGCGACTTGTAAATACAGTAGGCGATTCAAGAATAGTTTCTGTTTCATCAACTGTTAGTTTAAATTGAATTTTGTATTCAGCAGGATTATTTTGATTATATGTGGTTGTATTGACTAACGAAACACTCATGTTTGTATTATGGAATAAGCACATGGCGTGGTCATATCTTTCATCATTTGGTAAATACCTTTGGTCTTGATTATCCGCAACAACAGAAATACCATCTGCAACGGCTGGCATAGTTTTGCGATTTGAGTTATTACCAGACCCTCCGTTATCGGTAAGTTCAATTTGTCCTTCATCTGTATTATCTCCATAACCATTCACATCGTAAGGTTTGATAATAAACTGACAAGTAAAAGAACCTTCAATTCCCCAAAGCCCTGTTTTAACTTCGCCGTTATGTTTCTCGTAGTCAATTAAAATATGTGCATCACACATGGTAGGAAAAACTAAACACTTGTTGTTTTTGTTATAAACACTAAATGTCATAGATAAACCTCAAATAATTAATGCTACTTCAAAATCTAAATTAAATTGCACAAAAGGTTGTCCAGCAGTTAGGGTTGTGCTAAAACTTCTAATAAATCCTCTAAGACCCGTTACTTCTGTTGAATCTTGAATTGGGCTGGGAAAATTTTTATGTCCTGGAATAGTATTAAATATAGTTCCTTTATTATCTTGATTTCTAACTTTATAAGAAAAAGGAATTAATGGAAGATATTCAATTGGAGATAAATTAGATGGGTCTGAGTATTCTGGTAAATCTGAATAATACTCATATTTATGGTCTACCCTACTTGGAATTAAAATAATCAATTCGTTTAAAGTCTGATGTTTCTGGAAACCCGAAGAATCAACAAAGGAATGAATTAATTGAGCAACTTCAAATGCCGTCATTTCAACTGTTGGATTTTCTTCTTCTCCATCCTCTACATCATCAAATGCTTTACTAATAACCTGATTAGTAATAATACCCGAAAGGTTAATCGTTTTACTCGCCATGCCTAAATCCATAGCAATAGTTTGTGATTCTCCCGTAATAACACCCATTCCTGGAATTGGAATAGCAGGAATAGTTCTACCCGTAGAAATACCAACAGTTTCACATTTTAAACCAATGCGGTTAGTTTCAAAGTTATTATCTGTATGCTTTGGATTTCTCGCTTTTAAGTTAAGAAAAACATGATGAATTGGTTTTGTAGTATCATCATTTGACATAGCATCTGAAATATATTCTGTATTATAAATTGTCATTTAATCACCTAAACATTCTGGTATTACCTACACGGTTTCCTCTATTGTTAATTATATCACCAAGTCTATTTCCAATATCTCGGAGTTCAGTTTCACTTGCACCAATTCTTCCATTAACATGAATATTAACCGTTCCTCCTAATTGGTGGTTTGGCGTAACATATTGTCCTTGTGCTAATGAAACTAATTCTGGCCCTCGCTCTCCTACAAGATATGTTCCTGATTTATTAACAGAACCGCCATCGGCCATAGCACCTGAAATATAATTAATACCTTCACCTAAACCATAACCAAGTAAGCCACCAATTACTGCGCCTGGAACTCCACCAATAGCAAATCCAACAGTAGCACCTACCTTTGCACCACCTGATTTTAATATACTACCTAATAAGGGAATTTCACTAATCCATTTAACAAAGTTATCAAATCCAGTATTAATAGCCTCTGACAATTCTTCACCAAAGAAAGGTATCATAGCAAATATAGCAGGAATAAGGCCAAATATTACATGTCTAAATGCGCCATAAATTAAAGTATTGAAAATACCACCAATACCAATTAATAAAAAGTCACCAAATGCAAATATTAATTCACCTAATGCCTGTGTTGTTTCTGCTCTATTACCTGTAAATAATACACTTAAGAAATTAAATAATGCTGCACCAAAGACAATAAGTTTTCCAAACGCTTCTGCAAATGCCCCGTAAATAATCACAAGATAACTGTAAATCTGTTTAAAATATTCAATTATAAAATCAATAACTCCTAATTGCTTAAGAAGGAATAATAGTCCTATAATTAACCCTCCATAAACAATAGCGGCTCTTAGGAAGGTCATTAATGATGAAAATATTCCTTTAAAATCAATTCCTTTCAATGCTTTATAGCGTTGTTCCCACTTTTGGAAAAATTTAGTCTTTTTAAGTTGTTCCATTAGACTTAAAGTTCCTGTATTTACTTCTTTAATTTCTGCCTCATCTCCTGATAAACTTGTCTTAATACCTTGAGATGCAAGTTCCTTTTTTTGTTGATTTCGCTTTTCAAGAGTTTCATCCTTTAGTTGTTGAATTGATTTAGCCCTTTCTTCTGCTTCTTCTTTTTTCTGTGAGGCTTCTGTTAATTTGTTTTTAAGAATAACTTTATCTGCTTCTTCTGTTGCAGCATTAAATTCTTCTCTTATTCTAATATATTCAACATTTGCTATTTGTTGCTCTTTTACTGCTATCTTAGTATCTTCTTGAAGTTGTCTAAAATTAGCGTGACTATCTGTTAATTCTGCAAATAGTCCTTGCTGTTCTCTTGTCATTCTTCTAAACATTGAAGTTCTATTATTTGGGTCCATAGGTTCTATTCTTTCTCTTTGTGATTGATAAGGACCTATTGGGTTCATAAGTAAAGAATTTTGAAAGGTAGTATTTATTTTATCAATTACTCTATTCATTCCCTTTTCAAATCCGCCACCCTTATTAAAGAAATTGACAATTCCTCTTGAACCTCCACCTTTAAATAAAGTTTCACTAAATTTAATTGGGCTTCTCGGATTCATAAATAAAGAGTTATTTAAATTATTAATTATTTTATTAGTGAACTGTTCTAATCCTTCAAACGAAGACCTAAGAATTCCCCCTTGTGGGTTAAAAAATTTTTGAGAAGGACTAAGTTCACTTTCATAGTCTCGCCTCATGGCTTCTCCTCTAATTTCTGACCTAATGCCCGCATTTCTTATCAAGTTTTTTTGAGCAGTTTCAATTTTAGTTGTCATTGTAGCCATCGCTTTAGTCCTACCAAAAATACCTTCTAAATATTTGAATTGGTCAGACATAAAAAAAGCCTGTCTTTCGGCAGATGTAGCACTTCCATCTCTAATTTTATTAAGGACTAATTCTGCTTTTGCTAATCTTTCTCTTTCTGTAATTTGTTCTTTAATTAATTGAATCTGTTTTGTTTCTCTCTCAACTTGTTCAGTTAATCTTTTTTCTTGGAATTTGAAAAAGTTAGAAACAGCACGAATTCTATTTTGAATTTTCCAAAAACCTGTTCCTGAAGTAAGACGAGATATAACAGTCCATGCTTGACCAGAAGCATTCGCAGTAGATGATAAGTCTAAAAAGGTTTGCTTTAATTTACTGCTCTCTTTAGCACTTTTTCTAATAGATTCTGTAAGATTATTAAAGGTGTCCTTTAGAACTTCAGCATCTCTTTCTGCTTGACTTGTCATTTTATTTCACCTGTTTTAAACTTTCTTGTAATTTATCTGCTTTGAAAGATTCTACTTCTTGGTGAACCATTAATAATTCTTGAACTAAACTTATTGGTAATTCAAAAACCTCTTTTGGACTTATATTCAAATGTTTTGCTAATGTGTAAAGAGTAAGGCGGGATGCTACTTTAGGATTATCTACTTTTCCTGTTCTAATAGCATTCCTTATTGCTCTTTTAAATCAGCATCACCCTCCAATAGAGCGAAGGGGTCGGGAAGAATTTCTCTAATTTGTCTGCCGACATATGGCTTAAGACGGACTAAATCTAAAGCGGTTAGAACAGGTTCTGTTTTTTCTACGAAGGCATCCCATAAATATCTATAAACTTCATTCATATCAAGATTGACTTCTTGCTTACCGACATTCATATTGAATAATTTCATTTGTGCCTTTTCTAATTGCAGATATGTTGGTTCTTTAATCCATACTTTAATGTATTCTTCTTCAACAGGGTCAATTCTAACATAATGTAATTCAGATTC